AACAGCGTGGAGCGGCTCCGCATCACAGACACAGGGCTCGTCGGCATCGGCAAAACACCGTCGGCTGGCGTTGAGCTGGACGTCGTAGGCGATATCGCTGCGTCCGTATCCGTTAAGACGGACACGATCACTGAGTTTACGGCCTCAGCCGGCGTCACAGTGGGCGGCGTTCTACTAAAAAACAGTTTGATCGGCGGTATATATCGTCCGATTACTGCGGCTACTGCCCAGACAGTGACGAGCGGGACCACAGTTGATTTTACCGGTATTCCTTCTTGGGTAAAACGAATAACTCTCTTGATATCTAATACCTCGTTTGTTTCTCCCGGCGATACACTATATGTTTTGGCTGGCACCGGCCCTTCTACTTTTGAAAATACCGGCTACACGTCCTACGGTTACACCTTGAACGGTGGCGGCTCGTCTTCATCAACTACTGGTTTTACTTTTAATATAGGAACTCAATTTGTATTTTCTGGAACCCTCGTAATATCAAACATAACGTCAAACACTTGGGTTGCTACAGGTCAGATCGGCGGCAGCGGCGTCACAAACATAAGCATATTACAGTCAGCCAAGACAACGGCGTCAACTTTGGCGAGCTTACGTATTGGCGGTGTTTTGGGCCGCGCGTTTGCGTCCGGCACGTTTAACATCTTCTACGAGTGAGGCTGAAATGGAACCCTTTTCACTAGCCCTTCTAGGCGGCGCGCAGATAGGCGCAGGGCTTCTTGGCCAGCGCGCTGCCAGTCAGGCGTCCGGCGCGCAGTCGAACGCCGCCATGATGTCGGCGCTCATTCAGGCCCAGCAGGCGCAAGCTGCACGCGAGCAGCAGGAGCGCATGTTCAACAAGTCCGTTGAGCTTCAGGAGCCGTTTCGGCAGGGCGGCGTCGGAGCGACCAACCGGCTGGCGGATCTTTACGGCACAAGCGGAAATACGGGCGCGGCAGGCTACGGCAGCTACGCTGAGATGCCGTCAATCAACCAGCTTCAGATGGATCCCGGCTACCAGTTCCGGTTCGAGCAGGGTATGCGCGGCGTAAACGCCTCTGCGGCGGCTAGGGCCGGGCTTCAGTCCGGCGCCGCGTTGAAAGCTGCGACCGGGTTCGGTCAGGGTATGGCCACACAGGAATACCAGAACGCCTACAACCGTTTCATGGCTAACCGCGCGCAGGCTGCCGAAGCCATGTCCGGTCTGGCCGGGCGCGGTGCGGGCGTCGCGCAAGGGCTGGGCAATCAGGCCGTCAGCACCGGCGCCAATGTCGCCAATACGATGCTCGGAGCTGGGCAGGCGCTTGGGCAGGGACTCGAGAATGCAGGCCAAGCCAGAGCGTCCGGCTATATGGGCGGCGCGTCGGCGCTGTCGCAGGCGCTTCAGGCTCCGGCCCAGAACTATCTGGCCTACAGCATGATGGACCGCTTCGCGCCGCAACGCGCGGCGTCGATTGGCGGGGCCGCCGGGTATTCATTCGGTGCGCCTACTATGAGCGCCGGATTTGCCCCCGGATTTATGGGCGCTCCGACTATTCGATGAGGACTGACTAATGCCCGTTCGCTACGACATCGCCGCACAGGTTCCGCAGGCTTCCGCCGGCCCGGACATCATGAACATGATGGCTCAGTATCAGGCTATGGGCTACCGCCAGCAGCAGAACGCGCTGGCGCAGATGCAGATGGATGAGTATCAGCGAAAGATGCAAGCAGAACAGGCGAGAGCCGGGCTGTTTGCAAAACCGGGGTTCAATCCTCTTTCGCAGCAGGGGCTTCTTGATATTGCGCGCGTTGACCCTGAATACTTTCGCCAGTTCATATCGCCATACGCCAGCTATACGTCTGGCATGGCGTCCGCGCAAGCGTCCGGCGCGGGGACTCGGTTAGCCGAACGTGAATTTGACGAAATAAAACGGCCTCGCGCGGCGCTGGAAACAGACAAACTTATTCTTGAAAAAGAAGAGGCTGGCTTGCGCGGCCGTAAGCTACAACAAGAGATCCGCAAGTTTGAAGAAATAGACATGCCAAAGGCATTTTCTGAACTTGAGAAAGCGCGCAACGATCAGAAGATCAGTAATCAGGACTACCTGACAAAAAAATCCGAGTATTATCGGGACTACTTCAAGAACTTTGTCACCAATCAGACGACGCTGGACCGTCTTGTCGATCTTATGGACCAAGACAAAGATTTTCCGGCGGGCGGGGCAGCGTTTCGTGGCGTGCAGTTTACGCCGGAATGGAAATCGTCGCAGCTAATTTCTCCAGAAAAACAGGCTGAGATGGCGCGGCCAGAATTTGAGTATCGGCAAGTCACAACTCCAACTGGCAGATCTCAGACTGTGGCCATCCCCAAACGCTCGCCGCAATCGGGCGCTATTCCGGTTCCGGGCACAGAGGGCGTAGAGCTGCCCAACTATTCGTTTTCGCAAGGTCCTGCCGGCACCGGAACTATGTTTGCGGGCGATCCCAAAACTGGCGGCGGGTATTTATTTACGCCTTCGCAACCGGGCGCCATGCCGCAGAATGCTATGGCTCCCCCACCGTTATTGCCGCAGACATCTTTCACAAACGCGCCGCCTGTGCAGCTAACGCCTTCACAGGGCATGTTGGCCCCTCGCGCTCGCGCGGCTAGTATCGAAAGTGTCGGCGGCGCTACCGCGCCCTTGGGGTCTTCTGAACGCGGTCGTCAAGATGTGATGCAGCAGATATTGACCGCTGGCGCCTACAATCCTGATACGGGCGTAGATCTTATTGAACCCACATTAGGCCGCGCGTCCAGTGGTATGCTCAGCGCTACAGGCACAGACATAGCGCGTAAGTTTGGCAAAGATAGCGCCGCCGCGCGCGCTGACACAGACCTGAAGCGTATTTCTGCCGACCTTACGCAGGCTTTTTCGGGCAACAGACTAGCGACGGCAGGTGTTGCTGCGGCTGAAGCGGATCGATTTGAAAAGCAAGCGGGTGATATTGGAAACTCTAATCTGACGATTGGCGAACGATTGAACGCCTATCGAAGTATAAAGCGGAACGCTACGCGTTTGTTAGGGGTTGAATACAAAAATCCCTTCGACCCTCAAGGCATCAAAGTTGAGGGTATTATGCGCCAGCGCGTGGAGGCCACGCCGGAAGGCGAGTTCAAAGTAACTGATCCTGAAGGCGGCGTTCATGTCTTTGGAGAGCGAAAAAAAGCCGCTGAGTTTCTTACATACATGCAACGTATGCTAGTGGGCAAACGCTAATGGTTGACTATGCGGATCTTGCATCAAAATTTGGCGCTAAGGGCGTAAGAGGTAAAGTCTCTTTTGCGCCTGAAGAAGCCGCAGCGCCAGTTACAGATTACGGCGCATTGGCCAGACAGTTTGGCGCAACAGGATATACTGCCGCCGAAGCGCCTCCCGCGCTGCCGGAAGAGGCTTTGCCTACGGAACGCAGAACGTGGCCTGAAGCTCTTATGGAAGGCGTAACCAACATACCTTCCAGCGCGTATAAGTTTGGTGCAGAAACTGCGTCTATGCTTAACCCGGCTAACTTGCCCGAGACAGCGCGGGGGTTAGAGCTTACAGGTTATGGCGCGATGCGGGCGGCGGCGGAAAAAACGCTCCCGTCGAATGCGTTTGCATATCTTGCCACTTTAGAAAACCCTGAGTTTGCGGCGCAAGCCCAACAAGCTGCCGAAGCGGCGGGGGGCCATTACGCGCGATACTTTAGTGAAGAAGGGTGGAAAGAGGCTATCGCCACGGACCCTGTAGGCACAATGGCCGATATTTCCATGATTGCAAGCGGCGTCGGTGGTGGGCTTCGTGGGCTTGCGAGATCCAGAATATTGCCTGCTGGCCCTGCCGCCGCGCCTTTAGGCGAAGCTGCAACGCGCATCGGCGCGGCTACAGATCCTTTGAGATTAACGGCTGGCGCTATAACAAATGTTGGCGTCCCGTTAATGGAAAGAGGGACGGAAATTGTTAACCGCATAGCTTCGCCCCGCTATCACGCTCTTCAGCAGGCCATTGGCAATCAAGGCAGGCAAATTGTTAACGCGTTACGCTCGCCCCAAGCTGAGCTTATTCCTGGCTCGCGGCCTACGGCTGGCGTAGTGGCCGCGCCCGTAGAATCAACAGGATTTTCCGGGCTTACTATGTCAGCGGTTAAGGAACTGCCGGATGAATACCGCCGTGCAGAGCAGGCTAACATTGCGGCCCGGCAAAAAGCACTTGAGACCGCTGCGGGCGGCCCTAAAGGTGTTGAGATTGCGCAGGCAAAGCGCGAGGGTGTAACCAAGCCTATGTATGATGCGGCCAAAAAGATAAAGGTGGCTGAAGACGCCGCGCTTCAAGATCTTATGTCTCGGCCTTTCATAAGCGATGTTATGCGGGTCGCCAGAGACATTGCAAAAAATAAGGGCGAGATGTTCAAAGCGGGTGAAACAAAACCCGCCAGAACGGTGGCAGCCACTATACCGGAGAGATTAGCCGGGGCGCCATCTACGCGCGACTTGCCCGCTACTTTTGCCAAATACTCTGTCCGAGATCTTCATAACATGAAGTTAGCTATGGACAAGATTATAACAAAAGGCCCCCGCGAGTTTGGCATTGATCGTATGGATATAAACGCGTTGAAACAGGCGCGTAATGAGTTCGTGCGTTGGGTAGACGCTAAAGTTCCTGAATACGCCGCTGCTCGCGCTGAATACGCGCGGCTCAGTAAACCAGTCAACCGCGCTGAAGTGTTGACGCATCTAAAGGATACGCTTGAAGGCGTGATGAAAGGTGAGCAACGCGGTCGCGCGTTTATCAAGGCCGCCGCAAAAGACGCGCCTAAAACCATTCAGAAAGCGATTGACGCCGCACCGCGGTTTCAGGATCTGTCACAGATACTGGACCCTAAAGAGATTGAACTGGTTAAAAACATAGCGCGAGATCTGGAGCGCGAAGAACAGTTTGCAGATCTTGCTGCGTGGCGCGGGCAAATGGGGCCAAAGGCTGCAAAGGTGGTAGAAGAATCCACGTTCAGGATTCCACAAGCTATCACGGATTATACCGCCCTACTGGCCACACGCGTATTTAAGGCGCTGCAAGGCAAGATTGGCGAGCAGGAGGCCATCAAGATAGCTACGGCTAATCTAGACCCCAAAGCTATGGCGGTCATGATTGGGGAGGCTATGATGGCTGAGCGCAAAATGAAGACTTCTATAGAAACGCGCAAAAAAGTTATGATTAACGCCGCTAATGCAATGAAAAGCCCGGAGATGTTAGCGGCGCAACGTGCGTATAACGCTATGGTAGAAGAGCCCGTTAACCAGAATGCGATGGCCCGATGACAAAACTCAACGCAACCTCCATCAGCCGCTTGCGCGGCGTAGACGCCAACCTGATCGCGCTGGCCAAGAAGGCCCGTGAGATCAGCCCGATCCCGTTCGAGATCACCGAGGGCCTGCGCACGGCTGAGCGTCAGCGTTATCTCGTCAAGACCGGCAAGAGCCGGACAATGAAGTCGTATCATCTTCGCGGCAAGGCGATGGACTTCGTCGCCATGCCGGGCGGCAAGGTGTCGTGGGATCTGAAAGACTACAAGACCATCGTGGAGAAGGCGTTCAAGCCGGCGGCCAAGGCGCTCGGGCTGACAAACCAGATCACCTACGGCGTCTACTGGAAGTCGATTGTAGACGGCCCTCACGTTCAGATTGAGACATGATACAGGAAACCCTTCGCTTTCTGATCTGGTCCGCCATGTTCTCGCTGCTGCTCTGGGGCGCGGCGCTGCTTACGGGCTGCTCGGTCGAGGGTGCAGGGTTCGAGAACTCTGGTCGGCTACGCCAGAAAGTGGTATGCAAACAGGTAAGGCCCAACTATACGGAGTGCCGAAATGTTGACTAACTGGATGACGACCATTCCCGGAATCCTCGCGCTGCTCACGGTTCTGTGGAACGCCTGGCAGACGAAGTCGGTTAACTGGGAAGACCTCCAAGGCGCGCTGGTCGCCATCGGTCTGATCGCCGCCAAGGACTTTAATGTGACCGGCGGCACTCGGTGATCCTCGCGATCCTTTCGGTTGTCAGCGGCCTGTTCTCGGTCGCTGGCAAGATCTTTGAGTGGCTGTATGCCGTAAAGATGGTGGACGCGGGCCGTGTGCAGGAACGACTTGACGCTCTCAACAATCAGGTCCGCGACGCCCAGATCGCCGTGGGGGCTCGCGAGGCTGTGCGCGCTGCTACCGTTCGTGACGGCGTGTCAATCGACGAGCGAGACCCATTTCTCAGGGACTGACTTCTGCACGGCTGCTCGCGCTATCTATTACAGCCGGCACGACACGAAGCCGACAATCGCCCAGATTAAGGAACACAACGCGGTCGGCATGGCCCTGAAGTGCGGATGGATCAAATGACCGACGAGGCGCAAAAGTTTCTTGAGGCTTTGAAAGAATATGGCGCCACGCTGTCTGCTCCCGTTGGCCTGATCGGATTTTGGATGGGCCGAAAGAAAGCCGCCGCCGAAACCACCAAGCTGGAGGCGGACGCGGCAGCGGCTAAACTGGACAGCATGACCCGGCATTTTCAGGCATTGATTGATGGCTACGAAGCTCGGGTTAAAGACTTGACCGACGAGATTGAGGCGCTGCGCGACGAGATCAAGGAGCTTCGTCAGGCTTTGGACAAGCGGCCTCGGCTTTAACATCTCCCAGAATAGCGGCGGCTGCGGCGCGTAGGTGTGCGGAAGGCACTGCCCATCGCGCATCCTCTTCGCCAACGTGTTCGGCTATGTAAGCAAACGGCTTCAACGCCTCCCGCAGCCGCGCGTTTTCTTCGCGCAGGCGGGTGATTTCGGCGGCGGCTTCTACTTCCAAATCTGTAGACACGCATTCTTTGTGTTGATTGAAGCGCACAAGCCTTTCGCAAATATCACTCATCCTTCCCTCCCTCCCGAATAGCGGCGCGTTTTTTCATCTTCCGTAATTCATTAAGCCACAGCATACGCTTTAGCTGCTCGTCTGTAGGGTCCGCTTTTGGCGATAAAATCCTTACGATGCGCCTTACGAGCGCCAGCCTTTCTTCTGAATAGTTCATCCCGCTCCCCCATCTTTGGTGAACGTCAGCACCGCCGCCCATATCAGCGCGGTCAGGATGGCGATTATCCAGTAGATCCATCTGAGCATATTTTGTCCCTCGCGTTTTCGAACAGCTTACGAACGTTCGCCTCTGACGTGCCGATGATCGCCGCGACTTCCTTCGTGCTTTTCGTCTTGCGCATCTCCCAGACCTGCTTCTCGCGGTCGGTCAGGATGAAGACGTTGTGCTGACCGGCTTTGCCGACGCCTTTGATGCTCATTTCTCTAGCCCGATCCCCAACTTCTCGCGCGCCTGACAAACCAGATGGCTGGCTGCGTTATCTGTGCAGTCCATCTTTTCTCCGATCTGTTTCATGGTCAGCCCGGCGAGGTGCAGGTTCCACGCTTGCCGCTGACGGTTGGACAGTTCATGGCTGCGTAGCTGCGGACGTAGGTCGTAGCGCGTTGGCTGGAAGTCCGGCTCCGGCTCTGGCTCTTTCAGCGGCGGCCACGGCTCGTAGTCCGGTTGGCGCTCCAGCCATTCCACCCGCGGTAATGACAACAGCACGCGGCGCCCGTCGCCGGGACCGCAGGAGATGCCGCTGCGGACATGAACATATTTGCTCACCTTATTCACAGCCTGTCCTCAATCAGCTTGGCGTAGCCTTGAATGTCATGCCAGTGGTCGGCGTGGCTCGGGTTGCCGGCCAGAATGCGCCCGATCTTATGGGCGATCATGTCCAGTGACTCGCGCTGCATGGCGTTCAGGTTCTTCCAGCCCGGCTGGTTCTGGATCACCGTCTTCAGCATCTGCGTCGCCCGCGCGTGGTCGGCAAAGTCGCCATGCGTCGCGTTACGATCCTCAAGAGTTTGCTGCACAGACACGCTCGATCTCCTCCCGTTCCCGTTGCGCCCGCAGCGCACACAGGCGCTGATGCAGGCGGATCATGAAGGTGCGCCGACGGTCGCTGCGGCGCTCCTCCTCCAGCATCTGCCGGAGTTCGGTCTCCGACAGATCCATGATGATTTCATGCAGTTCTCGATAGTTCATCCAGCGCCACCTCTGCTAAAGATCTTTTATCCTTTAACGCTTGCATGATCCTCTCGTCAATAGTTTTGTTACGCCCACAGTTTTTGTTCGGCTTCTTTCCGCGCCTTTACGGCGGCATCAAAGTCTATAAAATATCCAATATGTTTTTGTTTATTGTTCACATATATGGCAACGCGCCATTTATCTCTGGCGGCAGACCAACTTACACCTCTTGCGCCGGTCTTATTTGTGGAGTGATTTTTTGTGTTTCTTGACTGAGCTGCTCTCGACGCCCACACTACATTTTCGGGCGCGTAGTCTTTGGTGTAGTCGAGACGTTCCAGTGTCATGTCTGGCGCCGGTTTTCTGCCCACGTCTCGCAAGAAACATTCGTAACTGTCCTGCCACGCCTTACACACTGAAATGTTGCCATACCATTTAGCCCATCTTGGGCCGCTGCATCTTTTTATCATGTTTACCCACGCACGATACTCAACTTCGTAGTAATGCCCGTGCCGGTATTGCCTCGCAGCCAATCGTGTCTTTACAAGGCAACCGCATGATTGTGTCTTGTTTACCTTGTATTTTTCTATTTCTTTTTCTTTGCCGCACTCACACCTGCACATAACGTATGTGCGTTTGCCCTCTTTTCTTTCCGGGCCTATTACCGTCAATTTCATGCCAGCGCCTCTAATGCTATTTCTGCGACTGTTTTCTTTCTCTGCAACGCCGCCAATATCTTTTCGTCGATTGTTTTTTCGGTGATGAGTAGATACACCCATACGTCTTGGGTTTGCCCTGACCTGTGTATCCGACCCATTGCCTGCTCAAAATCGACAAGGCTCCACGGCATAGAAAGAAATATCATCTTATTACCGCCAAACTGCAAATTCAAGCCAAATTGTGCGCTCTTGGGGTGTATAAGGAGCAGTTCTATTTCTTTATTGTTCCACCGATTTATGGCGTCCGGCGCGTCCAGAGTCTCGGCCTTCGGATAGCGGCGCTGGAGTTCGGCTAACTCTTCCTTGTAATTGTAGACGATGATGGTGTTGTCGTGCTGGTTCTCTTCAAGGATCTCGTCCAGCAGGTCATACTTGTGCGTGGACAGCCACTCAGCGCCCGACGGCCCGTAGACCCATCCGCCAGCCAGTTGTTGCAGCTTGGTCGTCACCGACGCCGCAGTCGGCGCCGTAATCGTCTCGCCCAGCTCCAGCACAAAGTCCTTCTTCATCTGGTTGTAGGCGGTCAGATCCATCGAGCAGCGCATCTCGACCGTGTGCAGCTCCGGCAGCCTGTCTTTGTATTCGCCCGGATCCAGAACGAAGGTCGCCGGCTTGATCGTCTCCATGACGCGCTCCAGCGCGCCGGGCAGCGGCTCCCACATGCCGAACTCGCGGTGGATGCAGCAGAAGTATTGCTGCATAAACGCGCCTTTTGACCGGCCCAGCAGCGCGCGGTCCACGATCTTGCATTGACCGAAGACGTCCTCCAGCCCGTTTGATGTGAACGACCCGGTCAGGCCCCAGCGGATCTCCACGCCCTCGATCAGCTTCTCCAGCTTCTTGAACCGAACGCCGGACGGGTTCTTCAGCCGCGTCAGCTCGTCGAAGACGACGCCGTCAAACGTCCCTTCGATTGATTCGACGTTCTCGAAGTTGGTGACGACGACTTGCGTGTCGGCCTTGAAGGCTGCGCGGCGCTGCTTTGGCGTGCCGACCGCGACGGACATGGTCAGCTTCGGCGCCCACTTCGGCTGCTCGACCGGCCAAACGGACTGCGCCACACGCTTGGGGGCCAGCACCAGCCAGCGCCGGACCAGCCTCCGCTCTGTCATGTCCTGCATCGCTGTCAGCGTGATGGCTGTTTTGCCCGCGCCGACTGGCGCGAGGATCATCGCACGGTCACGCTCGAACAGGAAATCGGCGGCTACTTCCTGGTAAGGTCGCAGGTTCATACGCACGCCCTTATGAAGGCCGCCGCGACTTGCGGGACAATCGCATTACCATAACCCCGCAGTCGTCCCACCCGTCCGGGAAGCCCATCAACCAGCAGACAAACTCCGGGTTTAACGCGCCTCTCTTTGCCGTCGGCGCCCCGTCTCCACTCAGCATCGGACCAGAAACTTGCGCGATAAAATTGATGTCTACCTGTCGCTTCTTTCCGTCCGGCGTCTGACCGGTCGTCGTCATGGCGCCGCCCTTCGGCTGCCGCCCGCCGTTCGGGACTGTCGGCGTCGGCCAATGCGACCCAGTAGAGCCGCTGCCGGATGTGCGGCGCGCCGACGCCCGCTGCGCACAGATCGGCTCCCGCCCCGGCATATCCCACTCCTTCCAGATCAAGCAGCACTCCGGCGAGCCACTCTCGCCCAGCGCGCGACGCAACTTGCTCGCCAAAGACGATTGCAGGGCGGCACTCGCTGATGAGCCGGTGGAAGTCGGGCCAGAGATGTCGAGCGTCTGCTGTCCCTTTGCCCTTACCGGCGACACTGAATGGCTGGCAGGGGCAGGAGCCAGTCCAGACAGGCTCGTCATCAGACCATTCTGCGAGCTGCAAGGCATAGCTCCAGCCTCCGATTCCTGCGAAAAAGTGACATTGCGTGTAGTCTTTAAGATCCACTGGCTGAACATCGGCTATCGACCTTTCGTCTACGTCTCCGTCAGGAATCAATTTTTCTTTAATCAGATTGCGCAGCCATGCAGCGGCGAAGGGGTCTATTTCGTTGTAGTAATTTCGCAGGCCCATCGGTCAACCGCCTCTTTTGAGTTCAGGCACGCATACTTCTGATTGAGCGCCGCCATGTCTTTGGCGAACACCTTCTGGAGGGCGGACAGCCGCCCGGTTTCTGTTTTCATCTCGATGAACCATGTGCTACCGTCCGGCAGGCACACAATCCTGTCGCTTACCCCTCTGTTGCTTAAACTGTTGAATTTATACGCCTTGCCCCCAAGGGCTTCGACGGTTTTGACCAGATAGGCTTCGTAATTTTTTTCCATAAATATGACTTGCATAACATTCATTGATGTGTCAAGGTCCGTCTCACAAGAAAGGTCAAGTAATGGCACACAGCACGATTGTCGGCGGTTCGTCCGCCAAGCGCCTTATGGCTTGCCCCGGCAGCCGCCAGCTTATAGACAAGGTTCCGCCGCGGCCCGCAGGCCGCTACGCTGAAGAAGGCACGATGCTGCATGACGTCATGCACCGTGTCCTGTCCGGCGAACCGTTTCCTGAAGACCTCACCGAGGCGCAGGAAGACAAGATCCGGTTCGCGCTCGCCGCCCTCGAAGAAATCGACCCCAACAGAGAGATGGAGTTCGTTACCGAGACGCGCGTTCATTTTGGAGGTTTTCTTGCCGGAGTTTTTGGTAGTTGCGATCTCGCTGGGCGCATACGCAATCGCGCAGTCATGCTGGATTGGAAGTTCGGCGACGGCGTGCAGGTCGAGGCCGAAGAGAACGAGCAGGGCATGTTCTATACCGCCGCCGGTATGCGCACGCCCGAGCTGCGATGGGTCTTCCAGGGCGTTACCGAAATAGAGATCATCATCGTCCAGCCGCCCTTCATCCGGCGCTGGGTGACGACGCCCGGTCGGATCGTTGCCTTCGAGCGCGAGCTGGTTAAGGCAGTTGAGCTTTCCTTTCGTCCTGACGCGCCGATCAATCACGGCTCGCATTGTCGCTTCTGTGCGGCCAAGCCGATCTGCCCGGCGCTCAGCGGCGAGGTGGACCGTGCGCTGGCCGCCAAGGTCAAGGCGCTGGACGCTCAGCAACTGGCCGACGCGCTGGTCGTGGCCGACAAGCTGGAGGGCTGGATCAAGGACGTGCGCGAACTGGCGCAGGATCTGTTGCAGAAGGGCGCGGCTGTGCCGGGCTACAAGCTGGTCCCGAAGCGTGCGACGCGCCAGTGGGCGGACGAGCTGAAGGCGCTGGAGGCCTTTGAAGGGCTTGTGCCGGCGGAAGAATTGATCGAGATGCGCTCTCCGGCGCAGGTCGAGAAGGTGCTGAAGAAGCACAAGGTCACAATGCCAGAAGGACTGATCGTCGCGGTCTCGTCCGGTAATACGCTGGCTCCCGAATCAGACCCGCGTCCCGCGGTTCTGACTATAGGCTCCGACATCCGTCGGGCCTTCTCTAAACTCGAGGTAAAGTAGAATGAAAACATATCACGTTTATATGCTGCCGCCGGTTGATATAGGCTGGCAGCTTTTCAAAACGGTTAGCCAGGTTATCGAAGTTGCTTGCAACGACGCTAAAGACATGGCTGTTCATAGATTTAAAGACGGCATCGACCGTGGGCCTATGATCTGGCATAGCGAAGTTGATATCGGCGACTTTTTGGAATCTTATTATCGGTCGCTTCGCGCGGCCAAGGATACAGGTTGGTGGGAAGGCGACATGCGGCACGAAGCTGTTGTCGTTCCGTTTGTCCGAGAACTTGAGGGTGAATATGGGTTTATGTGGAAACAGGATAATAATGGCACAACTTTCGTTGTTACCCCCGACAGAATATCGCATTACGCCAAGTTTGCTTTGGAATATCGCGCGGTAAGCGTTGAATGAATTCGGTACGTATCATCGTGCCGGATAACAGAGAAAGGTAAAGTAGCATGTCCAATATCGTAAAGTTCGGTAACGCCAACCTTCCCGCCGCTACGGATCTTGCGGCCGCCTTGCGACGGAATACGGAAGCCGTCGCTGGCACGGACGGTCAGGTCATCATCAAGATGGACAAGACCGGCCACTGGGTCTACGGCGCCGATCAGACGGAGATCGACCGCGAGGGTCTTTGGGCGGTCAACCCGTTCTCGTTCACGCATGGCTATATCGCGTGGGGCGAGGGCGAGGTGCTGTCCGAGAAGATGGTCCCGATCACCGAGCCGCTGCCGGAGCTGGAGCCTGCTCCTCCGCAGGCCAAGCGCGGCTGGGAGTCGCAGGTCGGCATGAGCGTGAAATGCGTCCACGGCGAGGATAAGGGCGTCGAGGCGCGCTACACGGTAACGTCTGTCGGCGGCAAAAAGGCCATGCACTCATTGGCTATGGACGTCGCTGAGCAGATTGAGAAGGATCAGGCGCACCCTGTTGCGCTTGTGAAGTTGGCCAACGACCACTACCAGCACAAGAGCTATGGGCGCGTCTATACGCCCGTGTTCAACGTGCAGGATTGGATCTCTCTGGACGGTGAAGGTGATGCGTCTCCGTCTACAGAAGAGCCCGTCCGTCGTCGTCGTGGCTAAACAGGTGGGGGCTTCGGCCCCCATCTTCTTCTCGGGAGGAAGAAATGCGAGCTTCACTAAAATCATTGCTTGCGGACGTGTGCAAAACGCGCTGCGTGCCGTTGGAGGATGTTGTCGGTCGCGCCGGCGAACGTCTGATCGTCGAGGCGCGGCGGGAGTTTGTGAAACGCGCGCGGCGTGAACTGAAGATATCCTATCCTGTGATTGGCCGCGCTATTAACCGCGACCACACGACCGTGCTGCATCTCTACCGGACAGAGCCGGTGCCGCTGAAGTCGCAGACGGGCGCCTTGTCACCTCGCGAAAGAGACATACTGGCGCTTATGCGAATGGGTTACGGCCGCGCGCGGATCGCGGTGCATCTGAACTTACAAGAAAGCACAGTTGGCCGTTACATGCGCAGCATCAAGGCCAAGAGCCAATGACCGGCGTGGAACTATGGCGCTGGGTGCCGGGCTACGAAGGCATTTATGAGGTCAGTAATATGGGCCGCGTAAGGTCTGTGGACAGACTCATATATCACTATAATTGGCGTGCGAAGGAAAAAAGAGCGCACAAAGCAAAGGGTCGTATGTTACGGCCCGGCAAAGCAAGTCATGGATATTTTACGGTCGCATTAGGCAGAGGCAACAGTAGAACCGTCCATAGTTTAGTCGCAGAAGCATTCATCGGTCCCAAACCAGAAGGATGTGAAGTGCTTCACGCAGATGGATCAAGAGATAACAACCATGTCTCCAATTTGCGTTACGGCACAAGATCCGAAAATAACCTAGACGCCGTAAAACACGGCACCTTAGATCTCGAAAAGCTACGAGCTGCCGCTGCTAAAGGACGTGCGTCCAGATGGGGGCATAAGTGATATCTTGGGTGGATATGGAGACCGCATCCGAGTGCGATCTAAAAACAGCCGGCGTCTATAACTATGCGAAGCATCCGTCAACGCGGGTGCTTTGCATGGCCTACGCTGTCGATGACGACGATGTGCAGGTCTGGACGCCCGACCAGCCGTTCCCGCGTCATATCCTGTCGCATCAGATACGGGCGCATAACGCCGCCTTTGAGCGGCTGATCTTCTGGCATGTGCTGGACATGCCGTTCCTGAATAACTTCTACTGCACCGCCGCGCAGGCGCGCGCGAATTGTGCGCCGGGGAGTCTGGAGGATGTTGGCCGGTTCGCCGGCACAAGTATGCGTAAGGACCATCGCGGTGCTTATCTTGTGCGCCAGTGTTGCGTGCCGCCGTTCCGCGAGGATCTTCTGCCCGAACTGTTCGAATACTGCGCGCAGGATGTCCGAACCATGCGGGCCGTCAGCAAGTCCATGCGCGAACTGACCGAGGAAGAGCTGGAGGATTACCATGTTAACGAGCGCATCAATGATCGTGGCGTTCGCGTTGATGTCGATCTATGCCGCGCGGCGGTCGGTTATGCGGATAAAGAGCTTCAGGAGATACAGGACACCGTTCGCGAGATCACAGGTGGTCAGATTCAGTCGGTGAGAAGCCCGCGTATGCGTGAGTGGGTCGCCGCAAGGCTTGGCCCGCAGGCGCTGAAGCTCATGGACAAGGACGGAAAGCAATCGATCGACAAATCCGTTCGCGCCAATTTGCTGGCGTTTGAAGACCCGGAGGAGGTTCCCCCCGATGTTAGAGAAGTTATCCAGTGTGCTGACGACCTGTGGGCGTTTTCTGCGGCGAAATTTGGTCGCCTTTGGTATCTTGCTGGGGACGACG